ATTTCTACATTTAGTTCAGACATAATTTGCTTGTACTCAAAAGCAATGTCGGAATCACAGATGACTATGTCATCACCTAAAAGTGCATAGCAGCCACGGGGGCCTTTATGAGCCCTGGCAGCCGCTAGCCACACAATAAAGTGATGTGTCAGAGCCATCGCAGGCCAACTAGAGTAAGCACCCATTGGTTGTCCACACCCGTATTTTACAGGTGGGGCAGCTCTTTGTGTGAACTCTAGGTTGACCATGATTCTGGATCAGGCATCTGCTCTTTCGTGACCNATTACACTNGATAGAACATCTCTCTGTATATGCAGAGGGAGTCTATCTGTGGCGTTAGTCAGATCGAAAGAGTGGAAATGTCCCTTTGACCTTAAACTCTCGATAAATTGTGTTTGATCCTTAGTGCAATCTTCAGGGATCTTCGAAAGAATGTCCATGAGTTTGTCATGTAAAGGTCTTAATACAGTTTGCGACCAATAGTCAAGAATACCTATCGATCTTGTCTTCCCTTCTGAGTCTCCAAAGTGACTTAATCTTCTGAGAGTTGGTTCACTCTTACGAGTGGGCAACGCTTCAGAAGTNTTAAGCGCAAAGAGTTCCCAGAGAGGAATATTTTGATCGGTGGGTTTCTCTAGATTGTCGAAACATGTTTTGATGATAGACCCACCTAGTGTCTCGAGATCCTTACGGATATCGGACCCTAGAATAAGTCCTACATCAATCATACTCGTCATGATAGCTTGACCGTTTGGCCCGCTCTTCGTAGAGCTGTGAAAGTCTGTGAATGCTGTATTCCTCTTTCCAATACCTAAACTTCTGCAGATTGCTGTTCTGTGGGTATACCAATTAATTGGTAGATTCCCGCACCAGGGATCCGTGATTGCTTTAAGATTGGGCTGAGGTTCCAACACCACTCCCCTACACAGAGTTAGAAGAGACATAGCTACCCGAAGATCAAATGGATCTTTGTCTTTGAAGATTTTACCAAACCCCAATTCGGGATATGGTAAGCCCTCAACGATTCTGATTCTTTTGCCTTCGGTAAGTGGTTCACCAGATAGGTAGCGAGTTAAACAAAGACGATACTCCTTCACTCAGGATAAGGTTTCCCTTTTCCCTCGCGATTGAGATTTTTGTTTACCTCCTCTACCCACTGATTTACCAACACGCGAAAAGATTTAGACTTTGGACCAAAGAACTCCACCACTAATAGGGCGGTCCGCAACAGGCGACCACCGAT